TTGCCAAGTAGGATTAGTGGTCACACCCATATCCATTGTAATTTTAAGTGATTTATCCACTCTTGGATTATTTTGATCCACCTTACCTTTAACTCGATAGGGATCAACGTCAAATTTTTTAATCATCCCGTTACAGAATGACTCAGATAATGAGTTATCTTTAACCCATATCAACTCTTTAAACATTATGTTTTAATAATAAATGTCAATGCGTAGTATTGGGGTCTATTTTCAATTGATTGTCCACTACCCTCATTATCAATTGAAACATTAGTTGAAACATTACCAGTTATTGTAATACCTGTCGTTGCATCTTCAATCGCATTATTTCTAACTGAGTTGTTACCACTACCAGTGTGTTGATTTCCACCATCATCATCAGTTCCAAAACCTCTTGATTGGTGTCTATGACCAGGATCATTAATACTTAAACCAGATGTATTTGATGTTGCAGTTGCGTCATGACTGTGAGAAGGCATTTGTGCAGTTGTTAAACTCACAGAATCTTGACCACCAGTATTTCCTTGACTGTAACTATTACCAGCAGCAACAATAAATCTATCTCTTAAATCAGGAACATTCGATCCAACCACTGCTTGTAATGCAGATGTAGATGCTGATGCACCATTGCATAGTTGCCAACCTGAAGGTGCACTACTACTTCCATACATTGTAATCGTGCCAACAGGAATACCAACAGCTCCTGTACTACCAACTTCTCCCTTTTGACCTTTATCGTTTAATTCACCTTTCTGACCTTTTGTCCCAACACCAATTTCACCTTTTTGACCCTTCTCACCCTTCTGACCTTTAGAACCAGCACCACCAGATACTCCAACTTCTCCTTTCTGACCCTTTTCACCAACTTCACCCTTTTGACCTTTTTGACCCTTTTCACCTTTCTCTCCCTTTTGACCCTTTTCACCTTTTTCCCCTTTTTGTCCCTTCTCACCTTTTTGACCTTTATCACCCTTCTCACCTTTTAAAGCAGCAGCTGATGTTACAGAAACCCATTGAGCACTATTGCCATCATTATAATATACATGTAAATCTGAGTCGTCACTATCCCACCACATATCTCCTTGAACTGGAGTAGGTGATGTTGGTGGACTTATACCAATACTAACAGAAGATCCTGCTCCTTTATCACCTTTTGAACCAACACCAGTATCACCTTTTGAACCTTTCTGACCTTCATCTCCTTTTGTGCCTATTTCACCCTTTTGACCTTTATCACCTGCAGCA